GTGGGCGTAGTCTTGATAAAAAGCAAGGCAGTGCGGGTAAAGTAACTGTATCGGACAACGGGTTTAATGAAATTGCAATGACTGAGTATGAGTACCTACTAGACTTAGGTGTATGCCCAGAGCAAGCCCGTATGGTGCTGCCACAGAGCATGATGACTGAGTGGTACTGGTCAGGTAGCTTAGATGCATTTGCTGATATGTGTAACTTACGTTGTAAGTCTGATACACAGTATGAAACACAGTTAGTAGCTTGGAGTATTTATTATGAGATGAAGGATTTGTTTCCTGTATCTTGGATGGCATTGACAGAGGAGATTGCTAATGAGAGGTAACATTAATGGTGCAATCAAGGCGTCAGCTATTGTAGCGTTACTGATAGCTGCGCCACCAGTACTGATAGCTATGACGTATGACGAGTACCCTAAGTACTGTAAGCTGTCTATCTTACTGCCTTGTATAGGAGTAAAGGATGAGTGACATCAAGGTAACAGAGATAGAAGAACACGAGGATGGCAGTGCTACACTACAAGTAGAGTGTGACCCTGAGACATTCGCAGCGGTATTTAACGTAGGATTTATAACATTAGTAGAGGCTGGTTTAGAATCAGAATCAAATAGAAGTAAAAAGAAATGGCAGACCTGTGTAAGTTGTGGTGGCCCAGCGCAGAATGACATGTGTGGCTTTTGTTTAGAAGAGGAGTAGTACTATGAGCATGGCTGGAACAATAGAAGATATGAGATGGGAGATCAAACAATTAAAGAAGGAGAATGATTTACTATCAAAGCAGTTAAGAAAGAAAGACAGAGAGTTATCAGACCTCAAGAATAACATACGAGAGTTTGATGATGCTGAACGTAAGAGAGCTACAGAGAGGAACAAAGCTAATGGAATTAGCACTGATTAAAACTTTGATGGACAAGGACTTTTATGAGAACCATAAAGGTATCCGCACTCCTGACAAGCTCTTTACTAAAGAGGTTCGTAAGATCAAGAACACCTTAGACTACGCTATGCAGCAGTACGATAAGACCATTACACCTGCTGAACTTGAAGCGCTGTTCTTTACACGTAACGTTCTTACTACATCCAACAAAGATATGTACAAGGATCTATTCAAGAAGATAGGACATGAGCAGTCTCTATCAAAGGACATTGCACAAGAAGTATTAGCTAAGTTATTCCAGCAGCTAGTCGGAGAAGAGATAGCTAAGCTAGGCTTCCAGTATGTCAATGGATCAGAGAATACCCTAGAGCCTATGCGTAAGCTACTGTCTGACTATCAAGATGACTTCATGCCCAACCTCAAGGTTGATTGGGGTGACATATCTATTGATAGCTTACTTGAAGCTAATGACATTCAGTCTAAGTGGCGGTTCAACATACCATCCCTGCGTAACCGTGTAGAGGGCATCAGTGGTGGTCACTTGGTGATCGTAGGTGCAAGACCTAACACAGGTAAGACCAGCTTCCACGCCTCTCTTATCGCCTCTGAGGGTGGATTCGCCAGGCAGGGTGCCAAGTGTATCATCCTGTGTAACGAGGAGCACTACTCTCGTGTAGGTGCTAGGTATCTCAGCGCAGCTACGGACATGTCAATGGAAGAAGTCAAGGGTAACTACGCCCTAGCTAACACACGGTACAAACCAGTGCATGACAACATTAAGATCTATGACAGCACAGGTAAGGATATGTCTTGGGTTGAGGCTATCGTCAAGGCATACAAGCCTGACATCTTGGTGCTAGACATGGGTGATAAATTTGCAACACGTAATACAGATAAGTCAGATGTGTACTTGAAAGAGGCAGCGATACATGCTAGGAACATTTCTAAGCAGTATGACTGTGCAATCATATGGATGTCACAGCTATCAGCAGTAGCGGAAGGTAAGGTATACGTGGATCAATCAATGATGGAAGGCAGTAAGACAGGTAAGGCAGCAGAGGCTGACCTTATGGTGTTGATCTCTAAGAACCCACAAGTAGACGGGCAAGAGGAGCAAGACACCCAGCGACACTTGAACATAGCTAAGAACAAGCTACGTGGTGGATGGCATGGTGTTGTACACTGTGAGTTGGATGGAGCAAGAGCGAGGTACATGGCTTAATGAAACGAGTATTAGACGTAGAGAATAGTATAACATTACGTAACGGTAAGATCTTTAATGATCCGTTTGAACCTGCTAATACTCTTACAGAGGTAGGTGTGTTGTGCTTAGAGACAGGCAATAAGGAACTGCTTTGCTTTGACCACTCAGAGCGTAACGACACTACGAAAAACAAATGCAAACTACAAAGATGGTTAGACTCTACAACCCTGCTCATAGGTCACAACTTACAGTATGACTTGTCGTGGCTGTGGGCTACAGGTTTCAAGTATGATGGTGACATCTATGACACTATGCTTGCAGAGTACATCTTACAGCGTGGGCAGAAGCAACCGCTAAGCTTAGAGCAGTGCGCTATCCGTAGGAACCTAGATCATCAGAAGGATGACACACTTAAAGAGTACTATAAGAAAGGATACAATACAAATGAAATCCCGTTGGATAAACTTAGTCACTACCTTGAGTGTGACTTGCGTACTACTGGTGAACTGTACGAAGCAGCCGAAAGAGATTACGCAGAGCCTACCTCAGATTCCCTCAACCGTATCAAAGGTATTACCTTCAACACCTGCCGCACCTTGGCACGAATGTACATGTCAGGAATCAGGGTGGATAGAGCCGCCCTCCAACACGTCAGGACTGAGTTCCAAGCAGAGAAATCCGATATTGAGCAGAGACTGTCTACAAAAGTGCGAGCGTTAATGGGGGCTACCCCTATAAACTTGAACAGTCCAGAGCAACTATCGCAGGTTATCTTTAGTCGCAGGATACACAACAAAAAAGAATGGTCTGACTTATTTGAGTACGCTGACAATGCAGCAGACTACAAGAATATCATTGAGGCTAACAGTGACCTGATGCGTAAGACAGTTGCGCTACACTGTGGTACATGTAACGGTACAGGTAAAACATTTAAGACTAAGAAAGACGGTACACCTTTTAAGAAAGGTAATGCCTGTCCTGACTGTGGCGGTAAAGGCTACAGACTTAAAGAGACTAAAGAGATGGCTGGCTTAGGGTTCAACCCACCACCCGCACGTAAATGGATTAGCTACAACGGCTTCGCTACAGGAAAGGATAAACTAGATGCGCTTATTGCAACAGCTAACAACCACAACATGGAATCAGCAAAGGACTTCCTTGAAGATGTTAAAAGGCTTTCTGCTATTAGTAGTTATCTGTCTAGCTTTGTCGATGGTATTTCCACCCACACTAAACAAGACGGACTACTCCACGTTACCCTTACCCAGCATATCACCAATACAGGTAGATTTTCTGGACGGAACCCCAACATGCAGAACATGCCAAGAGGGGGAACCTTCCCTATTAAACGAGTGTTTGTGTCCAGGTTTACAGGCGGGTCCATAATAGAGGCTGACTTTGCACAGCTTGAGTTTCGTGTCGCAGCGTTCCTGTCACAGGACAAGGTAGCTATTGATGAGATTAACACAGGGTTTGACGTACATGCCTACACTGCTAAGGTTATCAGTGATGCAGGTCAACCAACAGGTAGACAGGACGCTAAGGCTCACACCTTTGCTCCGCTCTTTGGCGCTACTGGTTATGGTAGAAGTAAGGCAGAGGCTGCATACTACGAGCACTTCAATAAGAAGTACAAAGGTATAGCAGAGTGGCACAAGAAGCTAGGTGATGAAGCTATCAGGTTTAACAAGATCACCAACGTCAGTGGCAGACAGTATGCTTTCCCTGAGGTTACACGTAGGCCTAACGGTACACCGTCACACTTTACGATGATCAAGAACTACCCTGTGCAGGGCTTTGCTACAGGTGATGTAGTACCTGTTGTACTAAACGAGATGGATGCTAGACTAAATAGTTTTCAGTCATGCATAGTGAATAGTGTACATGACTCAATGGTTATAGACGTACATCCTAATGAGAAAGATCAAGTATTACAGATAATTACAGACATAAATGAATGTTTAGATTCACTAATCGAGCAAGCCTACAATGTAAAGATGAATGTACCACTACTATTAGAAGCTAAGATAGGTCCGAATTGGCTTGACACAAAGGACGTTTAGTGGTATAACATGGCTTCTAACTAAAATTGAAAAGGGTAATACATGAACAATATAGTTCCACTCAGTGTAGAAAACATGAACCTCGCAGATGCAATGGGGTTCTCACCTAGTACTAGATCCTCTAACACAACGGAGATCTACCGCATTTCAACAGGTGTTATTCAAGAGGTAGTTGACGGTAAGGTAGCTAACTCTCCTGTGTTTAAGATTAAGAAGGACGAAGATGCGTTCCTTGCACGTAGCTTGGATGTTCGCTTCTTTGTTGAGCGTCAGCGTTGGCAGAAATGGGATAGCTCTATCAATATGTTCCAACGATCTGTGATGGCTAACAACCTGAACATGGACTTGAAAGATACTCAAGGTACGTTTAACTTAGGGCGTCCGTCAGGTTACATCAAAGACTTTGCTGCACTACCAAAAGATCAGCAAGACTTTATCCGTAGTGTTAATCGTTACAAGGTGCTCATGGGTATGGCTGTGTTCAAGGATGCCTTCGTTGAGGGTGGTGATCCTGTGCTAGAGCACAACGGAGAAGTACCTTTTGTGTATGATGTTAAGAACCGTGAGAGCTTACAGTCTATTGATGCTACCATTACCAAGCTTATGAGCAAGCGTATCTCACCAGTAGAAAACCTTGTCACCCTGACACCAGAAGAGCGCACTATGCCTAACGGTACTAAGTTTGCTGTAGTGTCAGCTTCCTTGGGTGCTACTGTAGGTTTCTCTGATGGGGATAACGATGTACTGTAGAACTTCATGGACTACGTACAGCGTAGCAATGAGTATATCCTCAAGAAGTGGGAAGAGCAGAACGTAGAGCGTATCTCAGATGAGGATAGTACAATCGTAGCTAACATCGTAGACGTGCAGGACTTTGAGTAATGCAGCATGTAGCGGAGATAGCAGTACACTCTTTTCTTCGTGATGTCCTAGACGGTAAGGCTTCTATGCCAGCACCAGTTATCGCAGAGGTAGCTGCTGATGTGCAGGAAGCTCTTACTAAACAGTTCCAGGATGACGCAAAGAAGCGTGAGTTTAAACTAAGGATGTCCAACATTGGGCGTCCTACCTGTCAGTTGTGGATGCAGAAGAACCATCCTGATGTAGCTGAAGCTAAGCCTGTGTCTTTCAAGATTAACATGTTGATAGGTGACATTGTAGAGGCTGTGTTCAAGGGTATCCTTCGTGGTGCTAAGGTACACTTCCAAGGCAACGACAGGGTTACACTAGACTTGGGTAACGGTAAGGAGATTAGCGGAGAGTACGACATGGTACTTGATGGTAAGGTAGATGATATTAAGTCTGCCTCTCCTTGGTCCTTTGAGAATAAGTTCAGTGACTTCCATACCTTGAATAGTGATGACACGTTTGGCTATGTGTCACAGCTTGTAGGTTACGCTAAGGCAGCAGACAAAGAAGTCGGTGGCTGGTGGGTAGTCAATAAAGTTAATGGTGACTTCAAGTATGTCTCCGCTAGTGAGGCTGATACAGATCATGTACTAGAAAAGATAGAGGAAACCTACGACTACATAGACAAAGACAAACCTTTTGAGCGTTGCTTT